CCTTCCATTCAGCAACGGCAAGGCTCATGGCGCGGCCTTCGGTCTTGATGTCGAGTCTGTCATGTCGGTCTATTCCTTACAAACGTCTAGGTGATGAGCCTACATCGCTTTCTTCAGTGCATCAGCTAGGAAAGGTTGAGGATCAGTGCCGGGGTGCCTTACTGCCGGGAGCGCCACTACTCGCCCCTTGCGGTGCCAGTAGAACGAGAGCACCGAGGCACGCACCGGAACAATGGTGTGAGCCGCTGTGCCCTGGTGAACATAGATGGCGTGTTTTGGAATAGCGATGACCCGCCCTTCCAAATCTCGATGACGGCCATGCGTGCCTCGCTGTGGTCGGATAAGCGACTGCAATCGTCCGGTCGAGTAATTGATGCCGGTTCGGTTCCTCGGAATCTTGCCGGGGCCGGGTGCCTCGGCGATGGCAATGGCGTTGGTCTTTATCGTCTTGCCGTACATGTAGCGCCCGGTCATCCCCTGCCAGGATCGGAAGGCGTGATGAAACGAAGACGGGTCAGCCACGAAGACGTAGTTGAGCGGCACGTCAGATTCGCTCTTTCAAATCCTTGACGAGTTTCATCTGCCCGAGAGCCTTGGCACGTTTCTTGATGTGCCGGACGACTCGGGCACGGTTCTTGGCACGACCTAGTGCCTGAATCGCTTTTTTCAAATCGGCTACATCCTTGATGGGATAGCTTCCGTCCTTGAGTGCGATCCCTCGCTTGGCTGCTTTCTTCCGAGTCTCGGCGTTCCAGTGGGAGGTCGCCGTCGCCATGAGCGAAAGCCCGTGCTCCAACGGGCCAGCTTTTTGAATCTCGGCTCGGGAGAAATGAATCGGGTATCCGTCATCCCATAGGCCGCTCATTGCAGCAAGTCCTTTAGCTTCCCGAGAAGCTCAAATGTCTCTTCCTCGGTGTGGGTCTCAAGTAGATCGTTGACATCGACGTTGACGTAGAGCGACCCGGCACTGAACTCCATGTTCCGTATCTCGGCGGCGAGTTGCTCGGTCTCAGTCTCGGCCTCGGGCTGTTCGTTGTTCATTTGCGAGTCCTTCCCTATGGAACGCCGATGGTCAGACTGAGGGTCGTGATTTGCAAGCCGCCGGTGTTCATAAAACTCATCGTGAAATCTTTGAATAACCAATACGAGAGTTGCTCGGCCCACGTCCAGAGGCAGTCGGCATCCTTGTCGGCTTGTGCGGAGATGGCATTGATCTGCTCGACATCGTTGGTGCCGTCGTCGTTCATTTCGTAGGCACACTCCCGAGCCAGGGCGATGTTGATGGTGGCGATCTGCCCGTACGAGCACGTCTGCCCACCTTCGTTGATCGGCTGCGCTGCGGCCTCGGTGACGGCTGCGGTGAGTGAAGCGCAGGCAATGACTTGAGTGGCGTACTGAGTGAAGGTCTCTTTCGGTATCTCAAGCTGGCAAGTGTCAACGGCGTAGTCAGCGAAATCCTTGCGGAGTTGGTCGGCGTATTGCAGTGGGGTCACGGTGTGACCTCGCAGGCTCCGTACCCGACTTGTTTTGAAAAGAGCCAGTGCCCGTACCGGAGCGGGTCAATGGCCTTGCCCTTGGGCACGCTCCGACGAGCTATCGAAATCCACGAGTCGATCCGAGAGATGCCAACGAGTCCCTTGTCCATGAAGTCACCGGGATCGAGCAGTGTCCACGAGACTCCTTGTCGGGTGATGGAAGTGATGCGCTCGGGGAGATTGCATTTCTTGCCCTCGGTGATGGCGTTGGCGTACTCGGTTGCCAGCGTGTAGACCGCGGCCCGAGCGCCGGGCGGGAGGTTGCTGCCGATGGTGTAGACCACCCGAATCCTCTTCGGGCAACCGCAATGCCACGGCGTGTTGTAGACCCGGCCACCACACGTCGCTGGACAGATCGAGACCTTGCCCGGTGAGATTTCACACCAGCCGGTGATGTTGGCGCTGGTGCTGTCGCAGTTGTGCATTTGCTGCACCGACTGAATCTCGGTGACGGGGCCATGACTGAGGATGAAGTCGCATTGGTCGCCCCGAAGACTGAAGGTGTCCGACCAGCACTCTTCGCCGTGGTAGTAGTTGTGGGTTAGCTCATCGAGAACCCACGTCGCTTCCAGACAGAGGGCGTCGATTTGCTCGGGGGTGAGGTCGGGATACTCGCTGGCGAAGAAATCGAGTTGTTCCTCGGTCAGCCAGCACGCCGTCTGTGGGTCTCCCGGTGGGATGGGGTCGGGTGCGTCAATGACATCGAATGAGGCCGAGAACGAGCGGTCGAAGCTCACTCAGATGTACCACTGCCCGGCGACAAGGAAGGTGAGCGGAGCGTTGGGAGCGGGTTCAGTAAGCGCCTCACTCACCGTGATTGCCGCTGTTCGGTAGGCACCAGCATCGATAGGGATGGCGGTGATCTGCCCACGCATGAGCGCACTGCCCGCTGCTCCAAGGACGAAGTCGGCGGGCATGGTCTCGGTGTTCAGCATCCCGAAGGGCACCGGCTCCCCGTCGCTGGTCATTTCGGAAAGGATCAATCCGGTAGCAGACATGCCCCAATTGGGAACGGTGATCTTCCCGGTGGGCGGGGTGGTGTCGGTCGAGTATTCAAAAGCGAGTCGAGTGACCACGGTGTGAGCGGTTTTGAAAAGCTCTTCCACGATGACCCGCATATCGGCGGCTGAGATGTTGCCGTCCGGCTCATCGGGGAGCAGAGCTAGTAGGTCATCGAGGGTCATCCTTGTGCTCCATCTTCTGAATCCGTGATGGGCGCTGTGTAGATGTGGGGAAGCTGGCTCATCAATTCGACAATCTCCATCTCCAACCGAATGTTGCGATGCCGGAAGGCGGCAATTGTATTGGTCTGTAAAGCGATGTATCGCTCTAGTTCAAAGACTCTTGCCTGTAGCTCTTCGACAGTTGGAGTCTCAGCATCGGGCATGTCGATCATCGTGGTCTCGCCATTCTCGTTCTCGATCATTTTCAAAAACCTGCCTCGGTCAGTCGGTGGTCTAGCTCTCGGATTGCCGCCCACAGCACGGCACTCACTTCGTTGCCCTTGATTCCAAAATTGCCCGGCTTGCCTTCGACGGCAGTGGGGAAGACCGCGAATACCTCGGCGGCGTTCAATCCGATGTGGTCAAGGCCAGGCGCATCGGGGTCTTCCTTCCATTTGAAATTAATCGGAGTGACCTTCCGAACCCGATCCATCACATCGAGCAATGGCCCCTCGATTTCCTTGAGGCTCGGGTCAGAGATGTTGACGAAGTTGTTGGCAACCACGTTCGTCCAGTAGTAGTCGTTGCCGCCGATGCCAAGCTGGTTGGAGTTGGCCGGGAGGAAGGACGCACCCGCTTCCGAGAATCGAACATGGCGACTCCCGAACTTGATCTGCAAGTTGCCACCGATGTCTTGGAAGATTCCGAACGAGGCACTGCCAAGCTGAATGCCGGGATTGGCAAGGTCTCCGAAGACGAATCGTACCGGCCCGGTCACGCTCTGCACGGCGGTCACGTTTCGCATGACTGCGTTGGCCTTGAGCGCTACGTCCTCACGAAGCTCGTTGAGATTCCGAATCGTCGGAGCCTGCGTGTCGTTCTTGAGCGTGGTGCTATTTGAAAGAGTGAGGATGCCCTTGGTGTCGAGGTCAGCCGATGGGAACGCCGTGACCGGAATGACTCCGCTCGACCCACCGGACTGAATGTCCTTGGCGTGAACCTTGTCGATGGCGTTGGCCGGTATCGAGTCGTTGACCCAAAGCATGTTGTCCGAGCGCCATTGACTCGGAAGCGCTGGCACGAGGTCTCGCCATCCGTCGCCGGTTCCGCTGCCGTCCCAAAAGGTGAACTTGTTCAGGCCTTCCAGATAGGCAATCGCTCCCTTGGCCGGAGCGGGAATCGCTGCATTGCGGTTGCCCGCATTTGGAAAACGGGGAATGGGGCCGGACGCGACCAACTGCCGGATAGCAGCGGGCACATCGGCTGGATCGGCGTAGTCAGGGGTTTGTAACCCGAGATAGCTCGTACTCATGGCCTAACCCTATCGGGGAAAGAGGGAGCGCCCCTGCCGGAGCGCTCCCTTCCTCCCACTACTTGATGATGTCGCTCGCGCCTTCGGCAACCCACGCACCGGCTGTCCGGCGGTAGGCCTTGTACGAAGACGTGCCGTCATTCCACCAAACAACGTCGTCGTCGGCAAAGGTTCCGGTCGGCGGTGTCACCACTGGATCGGATGCGACGATGGCGACTGCGTCAGGGATGGGGGTCAGAGACACACCGGAATCGACCCAATTCCTCGCTCGCACAATCCACACATCGCCGGTAGCCGAGTCCACCAGCAACTCGCCATTCG